TAGGTCCTAGAATAAAAGAGTTGTCGTCAAAAACAGCGTAATACTGAGGTTTCCCAAAAAACGCTGAATCTGTATCAGGATAGGACTCACGGATAAAGTTAACGTCTTTATTCAATAAGTAGTGGTACTCATTTGCCGCATCAATTACCGCAAGACTAAAGGTTGATAGCCAGTCTGAAGGAGTCGATAAGTACTTATTTCCTACAGTCATAGTACCCGTAACGTTCTTGCGGATAGCAGGTAACTGCACCATGTTATAGATGCGTTGTTCTGCCAACTGCACAAAACGGGCAATCTGCTCGGCAGACGTAAACGACCCGACTGTTGCTGGAAAATCGTTCTCAGCAAAGCCCTTAATGGCAGTAGTTAACTGCGTGTAGTTCATCCCATCTTCCCGCTAGACATACGACCTTTAGTTGCAGCGCCAGCACCACGCATCTCAATCTTGCCGTATTGGTTTATAGGTTTACCCTTAAACTTACTAATCCCGCCAACAGAAATATCCATAGTAGCCATTTCTTCTGCGCCAGTCATACCTTTGGAAGTTAGTCCTTTAGCAGAGATTGTCTTGCCCTTCATTGTATGGGGAGTAGCATAGACTTTAGCGTCTCCAACTTCCTTGCCCATAACTTTTTTAGAGAACTTAGCCATTATCGACCTCTTCCTGCGGATTTACGCATCATTTGGTTTTGGACTTTTGCTAAACCACGTCCAATTTTCTTCATTACCATCTGGTCTTTACCGCCCATCTTTGGCTTTGCCTTCATGCCCAAGACTGTAGGACCTGAGTCACCTAAATTCTTGCCTTCAGTCTTGCCTTTTTTAGCAATTCCATCTGCGCTTTTCTTAAACATTTTCAACTCCTTATGTTGTTGTTACCGTTACACTACCTACCTGACCTTCTGGTGCCAAATTGTTAGGGGTTAAACCATCATTTTGTGACCCCCCAACAGGGTTCCAGCCCCATTGAAATATTCTACTACCGCCTTCTGGAAACCCAACACCCGCTTCAGTATTATCGTTGCTTCCGTTAAGTTGTAAACCGCTTGTTCCAGATACTGTATAGCTTACATCAGGGCGTGGTTCCCGTACAGCCTGTGGATCGTCTACTGGGTACATACCTAACGACAACTGTGGCTGATCTGGATCCCAACAGCTAGGGCATACCTTAATATTCTTTACTTGCTGCTTAACAATTAACTTTCTAAGCTCTTTTAACTTAAATCGCTGACCGCATCGGTCACATTCGGCAATCGCAAATTTGCCACTACTAAATTTATTAGGCATAGAAGGTCGTCCTAGGAACGAACCTAGAAGCGGCTTTTTCTCTGTCCTCCGTAGAAGCCATGAGCCACTGCTCCTCGTATTCTTGCTTTAAAAATTGCACTCGTGCCTGTCCGTCTGGTAGCTTTTGAGCCATATAGAAAGCCAATCCTGCCACCATACAAGGTAATAGGCGAAAGGGAATATCAGGCTCTACCGCTCCATTAGATCCAGCATCTTGAATCCTACGCAACCTCCAGTACACAAAGGTATAAGGACCACCGCCAGCATCGGGCGTGGGCCAAACGTTAATAGAAGGAAGGTTCTGTATCGTAAGAGCCGCACCTGTTGTATGGGCAGCCGCTGTAGTACCGTTTTGACCACGGTAGCAGTTGGTTAATACATTCCCTACTACGTTGGCATAGCTGATTGTCTCATTGTCAATCTTGACAAATCCACCGATTGGAAGGGCGCTGGCGTCACTAACGGTGATAGATGTGGTCACAGCATCAATCGTGCCGTTTAAGGTCACAGCGGTCGAATTAGACTGTCCTGTCTGGCGGTTAAACCAAACTTGAATAGGACGCCCAGTAGTTAGCTTATTAGGAATCGTAGAGTAGGTAGACTCTGAAATACGGCTAATATTGATGTCAATCTGATTGCTGGTAACACCGTTATTCTGACGGACTACATGGTCTAGAAGATCAATTGTGTTGACTGGAATAGGATAGATACCTTGCCCAGTAACCATTGCAATTTGACCCTGCTCGATTGTCCAGAGGTTAATACCACGGTTAGCCCATTCAACCGTCAATAGGTTCAGGGATCTGCGGGCAGTTCGCATATCGTAACCAGTACGCAATTCCGTACCACAACGCTCAAAAGCCTCTTCAATGAGGTTATTAAGGTCTAGATTAAACGCAGAAGTTCCTGAAGTACTCATATTTTCCTATATGGTTTTACTTTTGCTTTTACCTTTTTGGGCTGTGGCACGAACTGTTTTCCCTGTGCTTTGCCCGCCCGCTTTGCTCGTGTTGTTGCTGCGTACTCGGCTGGGCTTAGTGCCTGTATTGCTTTTTTTGGCAGGTATCTTTCGCCCGTCTCGGACGACTTCTTCCCTGACTTGGTTGTCCATTTCTGTTCTCCCCAAGCCTTTAAAGAACGCTGAGATTTTGCCAATCCACTCATTTATAGCCACCGCCAGCTGCCTTATATTTTTTAGCTACCAACTGCGCTTTTCTAGCTGACCACTGACCTGCGCCAGTACCATGTGTTGCAGCTGCTTTTACCTGAGAAACAATCCGTTTACGTAAACTGGGTTTAGTGTAATTACCCGCAGCATTAACTTTACCGCCTTCTTTATACTGAGTAAAGTCGGTATCATCCCTACGAGCTTTCTTAACGCCTCTGCCCATTTTAGTGGGCATAATTGCACCCATCCCACGACTCGGTCTCATACCATTTTTCCTCTGGTTTTACCTTTAATACAGCAACCATCTGCTCGTTTAGAAGCCATACCGCCTTTTTTAAAGTTATCGGGCAAATCTTGTCCCTTTTTACTCCCACCTGTATGTTTATCAAGAATTGATTGAAATCCTTGGTCAGCAGGTTTCTTACGAACATTGTCCGTAGGATTGGGGTTCTGTTTAGCTGGTGTTGCTGGAACAGAAGGGACAGGATTAACACGCTTAGTCATTACGCTCTAGTCTTCCCACGAACAGCACAACCATCAGCCCGCTTTGATGCTGAAGATACTTTTCCGCCAGACTTAAACTCACGCTTAAATTGTGTGCCTTTACCAAAAGCATCCTCCATAGGACCTGTAGATAGGTAGCGCTCTTTGCGAGCCTCTTGCTCCTTTTTTGGTAATTTAGAGATTGCATCAGCTTCTTTAGCCGCTTTTTCTCCCGCCTCTTTCTTAGCACGGCTAGATAGAATCTTCTTACCCAACATACGAGCAGCGCCATAACCAGCGCCTAGAACCGCAGCAGCTTTACCAATAGGTAGAAAGTCTTCAACGCCTACACGCTCCAAACCTTTTTCTTGCGGTGGTTTAGTAGTTGTTTTTGGTTCGGCTTTAGGGGTAGCTTTAGTGGTAGATTTGGTTTTAGTGACAGGAGGCTCTTTAACTAGCTCACTGCTAGGCTCATTTTGCTTACGAATATATTCCATCGCACGGGCGCGCACATCGTCGCCAATACCAGGATTTTGCCCTTCTTTAGACTCAAACTCGGTCTCGCCACCGTCTTGAAACTTACGCATTTTCTTTTTCATGTTAGCAAGTTCTCCCGCCTGATTTCATTTTAATCATCTTGCCTTTGGTCTTACCTTTGATCTCAATGCCACCACCTTTAGCCATGCCATGCATTTTTTTCTCGTGCCCTTTAACGGCTTTGGCAGCAACCTTCTTCATCATTGGTTTGTCTTTGGAAATATCTGAATGTTTCACGTTACCGCCTTTCTTCATGTAGCCCATTTTGTTGCGTACTTCTGTGGGCAGTTTGGATAATCCTGGGTTGCTATCAGAATCAACTTCTTTTAAGCCACCAGCTCTGAATTTACGTCCTTTATCTGCTTTCATAAACTCTTCTCCTACGGATTTAGATACGCCAACCTTTTTGGCAAATTTTGGATTGTTAGCGACAGCAGCCATAAATCCGTGTTGTTTTTTTGAAACACTAGGCATTTATTTTCCCCTGAATAAGCTGGTCAATTTTGCTTTCAAGCTTGTTAAAGCGTTGGTCAATGTGCTGCATAATGCGGTCAATTTCTGCTTGAGTAACGTTTTCACGAGCTACCTCCTCACGAGTCTTGTTTAATAAAATCCCTATGCGAGCGAGTTCAGCAGATTTTTCTTTTGCCCATAAACCCACGAGAACCCCCGCTAATGATAGGATTGCGTTCCATAAAAGTAACATCTCTTGGCTCATACCATCTTACCTTTGGTTTTGCCACGAATCTCACAGCCACCGCCACGTACTGACCCACCTTCTTTGCAATTCCAAGCCCGTAGGGACTTATTAATACGTGAATCGGGATCGTTGGCTGTTTTAGCAGATGTGAGCTTTTTCTTCATGCCTGACATCCTTGCACAGAACGATTTCTTGCGTGAACCGCCTTCTGGTTGTGGACGTTTTAAGCCAGGTTTGCCAGGATTGGCTGCATTGTAGGAGGCACGACCTTTAGCGTTTAAACCACCTTCAGGGTTTTTACCTTCCTTACGAGTCCATGCAGGGGTCTTAGCCATTATGCAACATCCTTTTTAGCATCAAGAGGTCTAATAAGAGGATAGAGATACTCTTCTCCAAAAGAACCTGCAAACTCTTCCATTCCTAGATGACCTAGCTTAATGGTGGGGTCAATCCATACTTCGTAACCGTGAGCCGTAGCACGATCACAGAAAAGATAATCCTCGCCTACATAGCCTTCTGGAGTGGATTTGAAGTCAAAGAATGAATAGCAAAACTTGTCTGGATGCCCGTCTACTACTCGGTCATCGTGGTATTTCCACTCAGGATGGTTGTCTCTGAGGGTCTCAAATACGTCTTTACGAATCAACATAAAAGCGGTAGCAATCCGTTTAGCCTTAACTAATCCGTAGGAATTCATATAAATCCCGCCATCAGCATCTTGCTCTAAAGTCGATATATAGACCTGACCTTTTTTACGGGCAACAGGAACTCCGCCTACGATACCCTTCTTAGGGTCAGTATTCCACGCCATTAGACGGAAGATGTCTTGTGGGTT